GCTATTTCCATGGCGGCTATTTCCGTGACGGCATTTTCCGTGGCGGCAAGTTCCGTGACGGCATTTTCCGTGACGGCATTTTCCATGGCGGCATTTTCCGTGACGGCATTTTCCATGGCGGCATTTTCCGTGGCGGCAATTTCCATGGCGGCGATTTCTATAGCGGCTATTTAGAACTTCAAATCCAAGGAACAAAACATTTTCTAAATATACCGGACGGCAAAAATATAAAAATAGGTTGTATAACTAAAACACCAGAACAATGGGAGGAACGTATAGGTAAAGAAAACGGATACACCGATGAACAAATATCAGAATATACATTATATGTAGAGTTAGCTACACAATTGATCAATAAAAATAAAGATTCAAACAAATGATAGAATCTGAAAAAATAGTTCTAGGTGGCTTAATTGCAAACAATGAAAGAATGTATGAGGTTTTGCCGATATTAAAACCAATATCATTTAAAAACCCATCCTATATGAGGCTCTACCGTCATATTATACAACTACATCATGACAACGAACCATTTGATATAATTTCACTCACGGATAGGTTTGGTGATCATTGGATGGCTTCCTTGATCGAACTTGTTAAACAAGGAGTATTTTATAACGAAATCTTACATCATGCTAAATTACTCGAAGAGAACTACAGGCGAGAACAATTACAAAAAATTCTTTCAGAAGAAATAGGGAAGCTTGCTCTCCGAGAGAGCACACAATTAGTAATCAACAATATCACCACCTTCCTAACATCAATGGAATGCACAACCGGAACCCAACTAAGAAATATCGGTGATAGCATGGACGAATTTATTGAAGAGATGGGGAAGCGTCATGAATCAAAAGATAAAGTATTAGGACTAACAACTGGCTTAACAGACCTAGATCAAGCTATACAAGGTCTACAAGATGAAAGCCTGATAGTTATTGCTGGTAGACCAAGCATGGGCAAAAGTTGCCTTGGGCAGCAAATAGGGGCTCATAATGCTATAGAAAAGAATAAGACCGTACTATTCTTTACTATCGAAATGCCTGAATACCAGATCCAACAAAGAATGGTTTCATCTATAGCTGGTGTGGATTATGGACAAATACAAACTGGAGAATGTTTAAGTAGAGATGACTTGTTACCAACCATAAGCGAATCAATTACAAAAATAAAAAAAGGTAGTTTTATTATTGATGATTCGTCAAGTCTTTCAATATCAGATCTAAAATCAAAATCAATATCGTATGCCAGAAAATCAGAAGGTGTTGATTTAATAATTGTCGATTACTTACAATTACTATCAACTAAAGCAGAAAACAGATTTCAGGAAGTATCCAAGATAAGTAGAGAGCTTAAAAGTCTTGCTAAGATACTAAAATGCCCTGTAGTAGCACTATCTCAATTAAACCGTAACTTAGAGTCAAGACAAGACAAAAGACCAATCATGGCTGATTTAAGGGAGTCCGGACAATTGGAGCAGGACGCGGATGTTATCGCTTTCATATACCGGGACGAAGTTTATGACGAATATAGCCAGGCTCAAGGGCTCGCAGAAATAATAATATCTAAAGCCAGAAACTGCCCCAAAAAAAGCATAGTCACCTTTTTTGATGGAGCCAAACAAACCTTTAGAAATGCTACCGCACAATCATACACCATCATTAACAATTTAAAATCAAGTGCTAATATTGATCAAAGCACCACCTTTCAAAAAAGATACAGTAAAAACTAACTTAACCGAGGAATAGAAATGCAATATATTAAAAAACCAGTTGCGATAGAAGCAATCCAGTGGACCGGAGAAAACCTATTAGAAATAGCAAGATTCACTGGACAGAGCTCTTCACACATGTGTATGAAATGGGGAGAGAATGAGCAAATTGTTAGTGATCAAGGGTTAAAAATATTCACTCTTGAGGGTAGTTATATGGCAACTATAGGCGACTTTATTATCAAGGGAATCAAAGGTGAATATTATCCATGTAAACCAGATATTTTCAAAAAGACATATTACACACAAAAAGAATTTGCAGAATTACAAGACAGATAAACCCCATCAAGTAACCCAAATAAAGAGGAATAAGAACAACAATGGCTGATTTAATAGCAGGTGATCTATCAGATGACGATAAAAACGCATGGGGTACCGACCCTGATGTATTTAATGCAATGAACAACGAATTTAATTTCGATTTGGATGCTGCGGCAAATAAAATAAATGCTAAGTGTGACATTTATTTAACTAAAGATGAGAATGCGTTAGAACAAGACTGGTCATCAATAAGTTCAGTTATGGGTGTCGGTTCAGTCTGGATAAACCCGCCCTACGGCAGAGGTTTTATAAAGCGATTCATAAATAAATGTATTGAGCAAAAAAACAAAGGTGTGACTTCTGTCATGTTGTTACCCGCAACGCTTGACGCTCAATGGCTACCAATTCAGGATATTTCGGAAATAAGAATAATTACTGGTGGCCGTTTGAGTTTTTATCATCCGATCACGCACAAGAAAATTGCAGGCAACACCAAAGGATCAATGTTTGTTATATTTAGACCGTCTAAAATGCCTTGCACGGTCAGGCTAATTGATCGAGATGAATTGATTAATGGATAATTCAGAAGAACATATAAAACCGATACTAGGATTCCCTTTTTATTACGCCTCAAACACAGGATTTATATTATCAGAAAAAAGAGGTAAAAGAAAAATACTAAAAGGTGGAACCGATAAAGACGGATATAGGAAAGTAATATTATGCGTGGACAATAAAAGATTTCACAAAAGAGTACATATTATTGTTGCTAATGTATTTAATGGCATGCAGCCTGAAAATACAGTAGTTTGCCATATAGACGGAAGCAGAACCAACAATGCATCAATTAATTTAAAATACGCTACCCAGAAAGAAAATATTCTAGATAAAATTACCCATGAAACAATGTGTTTTGGTGAGTCTCACCAATCATCAAAATTGAAAGAAAAACAAGTTATTGATATATTTTTAAGTGATATGTCACCTTTAGATCTCGCAAAAAAATACAATATGTCTAAAGGTGCAATATATGGAATAAAAAAACATAGAACATGGGTAAAAACAACCAAAGACATTAAAAAACAGTACGGATAACTAAAGACAAATAAAACTTTACATATTAGTAATTATGAGTTATTATTAACACATAATGTAAATTAGGAAATAAAATGAAGAAAATAAAGTCATATTCGATTGATGAAAAAGTAATCGAAGCTATTGAGAGAAAAGCAAAAAAAGAGAAGAGATCAAACTCGCAAATAGTTGAATTGTATCTAGCCAAACAATTAAAGGTGAAATTATGAAAACATACGTCACTTTTGGACAAGTTCACACACACCGCATAAACGGAAAAACATTAGACTGTAATTGTGTAGCGGTTATCAATTGCAATAACCCAGAACATGGCAGAGATATGGCTTTTGAACTTTTCGGAAGAAAATTCTGCATGGAATACCCAGAACACAAATTCAACATGTCATCTATGAGTTATTTTCCTCGTGGACTTATTGAGGTTAATTAACAAGTGAATAAAATAGACATACTAATTAAAGAAAGTGTGGATTTACAATCATGTCTTTTAACATATAAAGACGGACTATTCTTCGCCAAAAAATTAAAAGGTTGTGATTATGATGAGTTTGATAGGATTATGGATTTTGAATCTATCAAAGACGCGCAAAGAGATTACATCGAAGCACGTCTAGATGATGACCAAGACGAAATCGAAAAATTTGAATTTGAATTAAATAGAATCATAGGTGTAGAATTTAAAAATATTTTTATCGGCTTGATACAAGAATATAAAAACAATCTAGATGAAGAAGAAAATAACTATGACGTAGATGAAGAAAACAGATTAGAAAATATATCTTTTGAGAATCAGAGGTCTATAAAATAATGGAAGATCCACTTGAAGAAAATTATGAAAAACTATTAAGCGATCCGTTCGAAGTAGATGACATAGAGTGGAGAGTACAAGCAAGCGGAATAAAAACGAGCGGTAAACCATGGATAAGACTTGTCCCATACGTTACCAATCGAGCCGTCCAGCAGAGATTAGATGATGTGTTCGGTATTTTTGGTTGGGAGGATATGTATAAAGAAACCCAAGATGGGAAAGCAATGCTTTGTGGAATAAAAGTATCTAACGGACAAAGGTGGGTTACAAAATGGGACGGAGCTGAAAAACCAAAACCAAACAAAAACGATTTCATTAAAATAGATCCCATGAAGACAGTACTATCAAATTCAGAAAAAAGAACAGGCGTAAAACTTGGTATAGGGAGATATCTTTATAACCTCAAAGAAGAGTATGCAGTATGCCGTATTATTTCAGATAGATGGTCTGTTAGTGAAAACGGGGAATACATTAAGATCACAGACAAGAAAACCAACAGAGAAGTCCATGCAGAATGGTTTAAGCCAGAACTACCCGAGTGGGCGTTACCATCAGTCAAGCCAGAAATTTTAATTACAGCAATGGAAAAATCAGAAGATTTATCATCTCTTAAAGAAGCGCACCGAAACGCCTACAATTATGCAAAATCATTCCAAAGAGGCGCTTTATTAAAAAGAATCACAGAAATAAAAGATAAACAAAAATTAAAACTTGAAGCCGAATCTAAAACTAAAACTAGTGATTCAAAGCTAAGAATTAGTATATGGTTGGAGAAAATAGTTAACGATCATATTTTTGGTGCTAAAAACAAATCTGTATTAATATTATCACAACAAAAAATACTTAAAGAATTACAAGGCCATGCAAAATATGCTGGTGTTGATCCTACTGACCTTGAAAAAACATTAAAAGAATATTACCAAAAACGATTAACTGAGCTTGGAGAAAAACATGAATGAAATTATTGTAAAACTGTTTTCTAACGAGATTACTGAAAACGGGTTAGTAGAACTTCAAAACAAATACCCAACATGTTTAAAGCAAAACATGAAAAACGATGTAGAATTTAAATCGGCAAGAAAAACAAGAACCGAAATGAATAAACTGATAGAAAAGATAAACCGCCGAAGGATAGATGCATCCACTGAGTTAAAAGACTTTGGTGACAACCTTATTTCTAAAGTTACCGATATCTATAATGTGGTTGTTATTCCATTTGAAAAAGAAGATCAGTTTCGTACAGAGGCCGCAGCCAAAGAGAAACGAAAATTAGAAGAACTATTAACCAAAGAAAGAGCAAAAATAAAAGAAATAACAACTATACTGGACGATTGTCAGGATAAAACATCGGAACACATATCTAATATGATTGAAGCAGTCGATTTGATCGAAACAGATATTTTCCATAAAGATGTTATACACGAAGCTATAGAAACGAAAAAGGAAACACTAACTAGTTTAAACCAGTTAATGTTTGACGCCAAAGCCAGAGAAAAAGTAGCAACTGGACGTGAAGAACTATTAAAAAAAGAAAAGGCATTAGGTCGAGAACAAGAAATCAATGATCGAATTAATAAATTGAAAGGACAACCAATTAACTATATTGGAAAATCCTCAAAAGAAATAGAAATTCATATTTCAAAATTAAGATCTTTTTTTATCACAGAGGAAGAATTCGGAGAAAAAAAAGAAGAAGCTGAACAAGCAAGTCAACTTGTGATCACACAATTAACTCAAATGCTATCCCAACAAATACTTGTAGAACAACTAAGAGACACTCCCGCACTTCAAAATAATAATAAAATAAAATCTGGAACCAGTAATTATAGCAATAACCCTGGAATCAACAGACACACAACCGAACAAACTACAGAAGCATGGCTAGAAGGATACTCTAAAGCAAATGATCCAGCACCAGCAACCGATCCATTAATTGCCCTTGGCGCGATCAAAGAACACACTCTACCAGGCGACATATATGAATGGTCTCAGAGATACGAGATACCCTTGATCGCTCACGAAGAATTAATAGAAATCTTAAGAAGTTATAAGATTACTTGTTAAAATGTAAAGCCGATCAGCATAATCACAAACGGAGTAAATTGATATGAAGACAGAAGCCAAAGTTAAAAAATACAAATTCACAGGAAAAGAAAAAAAACATTTAGGCAAAACCTTAAAGCAAATTGTTTGTGTTGTTGCCTTTTCAAATGTATCGGTTGGTGATGTTGGCGGCTGGATCGAAACTAAACAAAATCTTGCGGTGTCTGGCGATGCTTGGGTGTCTGGCGATGCTCGGGTGTCTGGCAAATCAATAGCAACAAAAAAAGTAATCACCATTTCATCAAAACACCATCATGTGACTATCACAGATAATCACATTATTATTGGATGTCAAGTACACACAATTAAGCAATGGTCAAAAATGACAAAAAAACAAATAACTGAAATGGAAAACGAAGAATCCGCCAAATTATGGTTTAAATCAAAAAGTTTTATTTTAATGTTAGCTGAAAACCAATAAAGAAGAATAGCATGAAAACAGGTTTATTTTTTGATACAGAAACAACAGGACTACCAGTATGGAGAGAACCGTCTGGCAGTGAAAATCAACCACACATCGTCCAGTTAGGGGCTATATTAGCCGATTCCGATACCCAAAAATTACTACAAACCATGGATGTTATTGTTAAGCCAGATGGATGGGAGATCCCACAGGAAACTATTGATATACACGGCATTACAAATGAGCAGGCCCTTGATGTTGGTATTCCTGAAAAAGAAGCATTGACTATTTATATCGATATGCTGAGCAAGGCTGACTTAAGAATAGCCCACAACACTACATTTGATAACAGGATCATTCGCATAGCATTGAAACGTTATTTTCCTGACCTTATCTCAGATGAAGTCTGGAAATGCAAAGATAATTATTATTGCACGTTAATTAATTTCAGAAAGCTTATTGGCGGTAAAAGTGGCCACACATTAAGTGAAGCCTACAAATATTTCACAGGTAAAGATTTAGAGAACGCACATAACGCTATGGTAGATACAAAAGCCTGCATGGAAATCTATTGGGGATTAAAAAGCGCCTAAACACATAAGTATAATGGAAAAACACTACTTAACGAGCACACGGTCATGGATTACGGAAAATGGTACACTGAAACACCTAGAGATACCAACATGAGACTCATAGCCATCAAAGGTGTTGGAAAAGCTTTAACGGTAAGGCGAGGATTTTACGAGGTACAATGGAAAAAGTGGTATTTAGCTAATGGTGACACCATTGTTCATCCCAAAAAATGGGCTTATTTAATAAAGACGTAAATAACAATGACCATTAAAATAGTTAATAGCAAAAATTCAGCTTCAGAAGCTTGCACAGCTATACTAGAGGCATTTAAAAAGTATCACTATGTCAGAGTAAAGATTGAGCGAGAATCAAGGACATTAAAACAAAATGCATGGACACACCAAGCCTATAAAATGCTATCAGCCCAAGGGGATATGACGCAAAGCCAATATAGAAATTATTGCAAATATGAATATGGATTGTCTATCAGAGCGGCAGACGATCCAGAATTTGCAACACTAATGAGACCAATGTTAAAAAGCCTGGTTTATGAAGACAGACTAAAAGCAATGTCATTTGTGGATGTAACGAGCACCTTTGATGTTGATCAGATGATCTCTTATATCAACGAGATTATTCACAATTTTTCAGACAAACAATTGCCAAATAAAAACTGGGAGGACAAATAAATAAAAATATTGGAATCCATATTAGTAATAATATTTTACATAACCTTATATTTTTTCACGACTATATTTTTTATGTTCTGGTTAATATGTTATTGGATAAATAAGTGTAGAGACAATGCTGAAGTTACAAAAAGCTAGAAAAGATCATGAGTGCGATTTATGCCACAATAAAATTCCTAAAGGTGAAAATTATTGGCGTGAATTTAATGCTGACAGCTACACCACCAGAAAAGAACATACAAATTGTTTGCTATACGATAAAAACGGGAAGATAAATAATGTCTGAATGGATAAACGTCTCTGATAGGCTCCCTGAAAGTGACAAAGGCAGATATGTTAGGTGTCTAGTCAACGTTAATGGATTTGGGGTTAGGGTTGATAGATTTATGCTTCACGCCACTGAAAAACAATGGTTTGATTACTACGGATATGTCACCCACTGGCAACCTTTACCCTCTCCACCAAGGATAAATAATGAGTAAATTGAACGACATAGAAAAACACAATTGGTATGATAGCAATATATTCACAGCTTATCCAGCCAACGGATTACTATCAATCAGGGATACTGAGGGGATAATTGAATATTCTACAGAAGATGCTAGCGCAATAGCCAATCACTTCAACCTATTCGATAATTATGTCTCTGTAGATAAAATAAAAGCTTTGATTGAGAAATATGATAATCTGGACACTAATACTAATAATTGGGAATGCGTTGATGCTATGGATTTAGTGTCAGATTTAGAACATCTTATTAAACCAAAGGATAAATTAAATAATGACTGAACTAGATAGAGAATCATACGCAAAAGCATTAAAAAAACAGGCTTTACTACGATTAAAAGATCCGATAATTAGCAAAAAGCAAAAAATACCCGCAGGTGAAGAGGTGTATATTAGTCCAATGTATAATATTCCTAGTGACGTAATAACCTCAGTAGAAGGTACATACGCACAACTGTTCGGAGGTAATAATTTTAGTTCATATTCAACAAAAATCGCAGCATGGTATAAAGAAAATCAATTAATGCCAACGAATGGAAAATCAATAGATGAATGCAGAAATAGTTGCTATGAGTATTTTAATATGTACTATTACGACATGTTGAACAAAAAAGTATTAGCAGAAGAAAAAAGCCGTACAAGACTCAGGTTGGTAATTGAGTCGTTTATAGCGCATAAGAAGACAAAGGGTAAGTAGTGGCTAACAGTAAAAACATGTGCACAGGTTGCAAACACTATTTTTATTTAGACTCAATGATTTCTGTGATCGCTGGAAAATTTTGCACTCATAAATGCTTGGTAAATTATGGAATAAATGCAACCGATAAATTATTAAAAAAAACAAAACTAAATGAAAAAAAAGAACACAATAAGCGAAAGAAAAAGTTTTACGACAATGATCTTAAAACACGCAAAGGAGCCGCCAAAAGAGCTTGTCACACTTATATTAAGGCTAGAGATAAAGGATTGCCTTGTATATGTTGTAATCGACCCATGAACAACAGCAAGATCGACGCTGGACACTACCTAGAATCAGGCAACAATCCATTGATACGATATAATGCGGATAATATCCACTCTCAACTGTCTGTAAACTGCAATAAGATGCACGGTGGAAACAGCGACGATTACAGAGGCAACCTAATCAAAAAAATAGGACTAACAAGAGTAGAGCGACTAGAAAGAATGAAAGGCGGAACAATCAAGAGAACCTGCGAAGATTACAAAGAGATCGAAAATTACTACAAAGCTAAACTTAAAAACCTAAATACTAGTTAATAAAAGGTAAAGATAATGGATAGTAAGGGTAGTGAAATAATCAAATCAGCAGAAAGATATGATAGACATTTAAAAAGTATGAAACTCTGCAAAGACTGTAATTCTAATAACGTACAGATCATTGACTGGATGCAGGATAGCGCAAGATGGAAATGCCGAATATGCCAGTTTAAATGGACGACAACTTTAACTAACAAGGTAAAAAATAACAAATGAGAAAACCAGATGTAATTATAAATGGAAAGTACCTTCAACGATGGTTCAATATCTATCTACATAAAATCACAGGGCCAGATGATGTGATATTACACGATCACCCGTGGTGGAGCCTATCATTCTTACTTAAAGGTGAGCTGAATGAACATACATTCAATAAAACAAGGATCATCCCAAGATTTTTACCAATCATTAGATCAGCAAAAATGGCGCATCGATTAGAATTAATCCAAGGCCCAGCTTGGACAATATTTATAACTGGGCCTCGTATTAGAAAGTGGGGGTTTCACTATCCAACTCGCGGATGGGTAGCGTGGGATAGAGATGCATTAATCAAAGAAAGAAAAAGCAGGCTCTATCGAGTTATGACTGATAGGCTTCCCGATGATCGGTAGGTCAATAATAAATTGATTGAAATAAAAGTATGAGATATAATACACACAACAAAAAAGGACAAATTAAAATGATCACATATGCCATAGAACTCCTAAAAACGACAAAAGCGTCACTTACCATTAGCAGCGGAACGGTTGTGGCAGGTTTAGCGGGTATAGCCGATTTAATACCAGTTTTTGCGGTATTAGGTGGGTTTGCATTAACAATAATTACAATCATAATTAAAAGAAAGCAAAACAAAAGAGATGAATCCCAAGAAAAAAGAAACCAGGAAAAACATGAGCTGGAAATGGAAATTTTAAGAAAACAAAGTAAATGCATTTCAACAAATAAGGATAAGTTAAAGTGAATAGAATTAGCGTAATAGAACAACTTAAAATAGATGAAGGATTCAGAGGTAAACCCTATGTTGATTCTGTGGGTGTTATTACCGTAGGTTACGGACAAAACTTAGAAGCCAACCCAATCACAGAAGAAGAAGCGGAATATTTATTAAAAAACAGATTAACTGAAATATCAAGAGAAGCAACCAGACTACCTTACTATGCAAAATTAAACACAGTCAGGAGAGCGGTTATACTCAACATGTTATATAATCTTGGGCTTCCAAGATTTAAAAGCTTTGTAAAAACAAATCGTGCACTATCCATTCATTGCTATAAAACAGCGGCCAAAGAAATGCTTGATTCTCACTGGGCGGATCAGGTAGGTGGCAGGGCAATACGATTGGCCGAAGAAATGCTTTCAGGCATTAAAAATGAAAGATAAAGGATAAGCAATGCTCACCCAAGAACTCGTCAAAGATTTATTTGATTACGATCCCGATACAGGTGTTTTGACATGGAAAATAAAACCTTCAAAGAAAGTTCAAATTGGCGATATTGCTGGATGCATTAATGCTCAAGGATATCTGGTCACAAAAATAAATTACAAACTTCACTATAACCACCGAATCGCTTATCTACACCACCACGGTCATCTCCCTGAATTTATCGACCACATAAAAGGCCGATCAAACAAAATAAATAATCTGCGAGAATGTACCTTATCGCAAAACAGCCAAAACGCAAAACTTAGCAGCAGAAACACAAGCGGAATTAAAGGCGTTTCTTGGTTTAAGCCCCTCAAAAAATGGAGGGCTCGGTTGTCTATTAACAGAAAGCAACAACCCCTTGGTTATTTCACAGAAATATCAGATGCCGAATCAGCAGTAAAATCAGCAAGAAAAAAACACCATGGCGAGTTCGCTTGTCATAACTAACAGCGAAGAAATATAGGAGTCTAAAATGACACATAAAACATTACATAACAGTACAGTAAGCGGAGCTAAACAAAACGTTAACGATTTAGTTATTTTTGGAAATGGCGACACGTTTAAATTAATATGTAAAGCATCAAGCAAAAAAGAAGGCTGGATGAAGTCAACAAAGGCCATGCAAATAGACGGGGTCGGCTGTCTTATTCAAGTCACCACGCAACAAGGGGATAATGTAGCGGAAGCTTTAGAGTTTATTCGAGGTGTTAAAATTGAAAATATAGGTGGTGATAAAACCAATGGTAGAAGGATAGTAAAAATATGACTTACAGAATATTAAAAAACAGAATCAGAAAGTTACATCTCTCATTTACGATATGGTTTAACACTATTATTGCACCGCTGTTAATTGCCGTAGAACAAAACTCATCACTATGGAAAAGTTATTTCGGTGAAGGTGGCGGTGTAATCTTAACAATCCTGATCGTCGGTAATGCACTAATCAGAATACTAAAAACCAATAAAGACTTGGCTGATAAATAATGAAAATAACCAATATATCAGATAAAACAAACAGCGCCTTAAGTTGCAGTCCAGAAATGACACTGAAGGAAGCTCTATTAGACATAAGAAAACAAGGGGCTTTAAAAGAAGGTAAAAAAATTCTCATTGTGGCACTTGATGACACAGGTTCTATTGGTGGCGATGGTAGAATATCATGGTATCAAGCAGGAATGAGGGAAATGGAATTAATATCTTTGCTTGAAGTAGCAAAATCACTATTCATAAGAGAGGCTGGGTTTTAAGTGATCACGCAAGAACAAGTCAAAGAATTATTTAATTATGACCCTGGTACAGGTGTTTTGACCAGGAAAATCAGGACTTCACAATGCGTTCAAATCGGCGATATTGCTGGATGCGTCAATGCTGGTGGATATTTAGTCGTAGGGATAAACAGCAAACTCTACCAGAACCATAGGATTGCTTTTCTTCACCACCACGGCTATCTCCCTAAATTTTTAGATCATATAAATGGAGATGGGTCAGATAACAGAATAATAAACTTGCGTGAATGCGCGATTTCGCAGAATAATCAAAACGCAAAACTTCGCTCAGATAACACCAGCGGGATTAAAGGTGTTTCGTGGGATGAAGCCAGAAAAAAATGGATGGCTCAGTTGTCTATTGATGGAAAAAATCAATACCTTGGCCGTTTCAAAAAATTATCAAAAGCCGAATCAGCCGTAAAAATCGCAAGAAAAAAATACCACGGCGAATTTGCCAATCATGGCGCAAAATTAAAACAAATAGAGTTACCTGTATGTTAGCCATATTAAAAACACTAAAGCTAAAAATCTACGCCATATTTTTGGCAGCATTCGGATTTCTGTTGCTTGTCCTTAAGATTAAAAATAATAAAATAAACGAACTCAAGGAAGAAAACGCAATGCAAAAAAAGAAGGCTGAAATAGAAGAAACAATCGACCAAGCAGAAACTAAAGCGGAGGAAGATGAGGATGAAATTATATCTAAAATTGATGATTCTGACTGGCACGATCACATATAATAGTGGCTGCACACAAACAAAATATAGAGTCATTCACAAAGCTCTACAAATACCATCTAACTGTATTTTTGAAAAGTATAACCAGGAAGAAATAAGCCACCTAACATCAACAGAAATAGGCAACCAAATAGGCCGCAAGATATACAGAAGCCATAAAACTTGTAAGGCCAGGCAAGACAGGATCAATAAATTGATTAAAACTCACAATGAGGCGCATGAAAATGAATAACTTTAAAAAATTAATGAAAGGCACAATCTATGAGCGCGAACCAGAGATAGAAACCGATCACGATCACGATCACGATGAGAATATCCCCCTATACGAAGGTGAGAAGTTCTATTATATATATGGGGCTCTGGCGTGGCCTTGTAGAATATGTAAAGAACTAACTACGATAGAATGTGAGCCAGACGAGTTCGATAAAGATTTTCATTATTGTGGTGAAAGCCCTAGTTGTTGCCCATAACCAAAGAGGCTGAAAACAAATGTTCAAGAAAGTAAAAAACAAAGACGATTTTAAACAATTGTTAGATCGTATAGTCAAAGAGATTGATGATATTGATAAAGATCTTTCAATTCCAGAAAAAAGGTCAAACTGGTACTCAGAGATGATATCAATCAGATTTACCGCAATGATAGCAAAAACCCACATACATTAAACTCAACCCTGGTATCAAAATGAACGAACCAACAGTAACAATCAAAAGCAATTCAGTCATACAAGACATCCATGACAGATTAAATAAAAAAAGCAAAGAATTGAGAAATGCTTTATACATCTTGCAAAGTGATGAAAACCAAAAAAGCACAACGCAAGAAGTAACCAAAATGAACACACTCGAAAAACACACCAATTTAGTCAACATATACCAAGCTCTCTTTAGTTATCGAGAGAGTGAGGTCACCATGAATGTGTCTCAAGCTGTAGAACTAAAAAAAATACTTCAACCAACAAGGTAAAATAATATGGAAGTGAATAAGCAGTCAGTAACAACAATCAAACTAACGACAAATCAAGCGTACGATTTATATAATGTTTTGAAAGCGGCGATTGAAAGCAAAAATCCATTAGAGTTGACGATCGGTAGTAAAAATACAGCAAGAACATTATTCGACATGCTTGACCAAATCCTCTAACCAACAAAGGAAAATACAATGAACGACGAGTTAAACTTATTTATGACGAAAAGAATAAACACTCTAGCCGCGTTGTTTTATAAAAGCCAGGGGCGAGTCCTTGATTATGAAATAGATTTTAAGAATTCAACACATCCAGAGGAACAAGGATGCTGGAATAAATCGATCATTGCTCATTCGTTTATTAATAACGACTCAGATCTTCTAAAACACCAAGTTTAACCAACAAAGGAAAAGACAGTGATGAGCGATAAAATGAAATTAATATACATTGCCGCAGCATTGAGTACTCCGTGCAAAACTGAACGAGAATTAAATGTACAAGCTGCACGACATGCAGGGTTTAAAGTAGCCAAACTTGGTTTTTATCCCGTTATGCCGACAGTCAATACAGAATTAAATAACGGCTACGGTTGCACACATAACAACAACCATGGATATCCAGGTTGTTGTTATTCATTCACATGCCCTATAGCTACAACCGCCGATCTAACATCTATAAAGCCACGCAATAACGATTTATATGAAGAATATAAAAATCATTTTAAAGATCAACTCTCAAATAATGCAAATGAGGACGACTTACAACCAGATCACTTCGGAGATACATGGATGATTAAACTATGACTAAAAAACCAACAACTAAAGCAGAAGAGATAGCAATCAAAGCATTTAAGAGCGGCGCAACTAAAGAAGATGCATTTATCTTGGCTTACCCTATAGCAAAACGCTGGAAGATGGCAACTGTCAAAGCAAAAGCAAATAGACTACTCAGCTCTATCAAACGACCGAAGAAAGAAAAGGAGGTGATCAAATCTAAAGAGCAGGATAATAGACCTGCAACCCAAGAACAGGAGGAGGTGGACGACGAAGAGGGAGATAAAAAAGATCAAATGGAAACGGATGTTAGCCAGGAGCAAGAAGCAGACTTTAAATTCACCGATGAACAAAGGGAGCTATATAACGCCTGTACTGCCCTACAAGGGAGAGTAGTCCTAAATATGGTTAAGGGTAACATGAGTCAGAGAAAAGCTTACTACGAAGCTGGAGGCACTGCCAAAACAAACAAATCAGCTGATGTTAATGTAAGTAAGATGCTAGGTATACCCAAGGTCAAAGCCTTTTATGACTCTTTAATGGAACAAGAGGCAGGCAGAGCAATAATGACAAGGGATGAAGCCAGACTTATATTGAGTGATATTGCCAGAACAAAAATCACAGATGTAGCAGATTTCAAAAAGGTTCAAGTTGGTACAAACGAAGCTGGAAATCCTATATACCAGACAACTTGGGAACTTAAAGATAGCGAAACTATTGGCGACATAGCAGCAGGTTCAATAGAGGAGATCTCCACATCAGCCACAGGGTTCAAGTTTAAGAAACACTCAAGAGTCCAGGCAATGAAACAATTAGCCGACCTGGACGGATGGAATTCAGCCACAAAGCACGAGTTATCAGGGATAGATGGCAAACCAATCGAATCAATCACGCTTGATATGTCACCTGAAGAAGCGGCCAGGCTTTACAAAGAGAGCCTCAACAAGAAATAACCAGAGACCATATAAATGATTATAAAGAGAGTAAAAAAAGCAATTAACTATTTTCGCTCAGTAGAAATAGAAACAAACCCGCGAATGCTGGCTTTTAACAAAATAGACAAAACAGGCAAAAGCAGTTATGAAGCATTCATAGGTAATAGGTTTGCTGAATTTACAGAATCAAAATTAATTAACAGTCATAATTATGAATTAAACGAAGAAAATCAACAGGCATTCACAAAATTTATTGAAGACTGGGTAGAGAAAGAAATAACCAAAAAGACTAATATCAATAAATTATTAAACCCTCAACAAGAAATAAATGCGAAATAACACTACATTATACTAGACAATGCGTAATAGTTGTGCAATAATGTCTCTACTAACTTAATAAACACATAAAGGGACGAGAAAATGAACGACGTAGCATATAACTTACTAATGAACGCAGGCGTAGCTTTAAATTCACGCACAAATCAACTGATTGAGAGCAGACGAGATAGACTAGTATCATTTATCAACAAATTGAAATTAAATACTGATGAGGCTTTGAGTACGGTCAAAATAGAAATTAACAATAACTGGAGCAACCCTCCAATGCCGTCAACAGTTAAAGAAAAATACTTGTTAGGCGGCACAACATATCAATATCAAGTTTGGGCTGTCATTAGATAATTATTTTACCAGCACTCATTTACGAGTGAGTGCGAATAAATTAATTAACAAACACACAAAATGGCGAGAGAATGAATACATTTACACAAAAGCAAAAAGATCATTGGATAGACATTATGCAAGAACACCAGGACGCTGATAGATTGGTTCAAGGTCGGTGGTGGGAGAATGGTCAGGGTTGCTTCTTTGGTTGTGCTATGCAAAGAGAAGATAGTGTATTATCAACAGCAAGCAAAGAGATGAATTTACCGCTTTGGTTAGTTCACTTGTCTGAAAAAATCTTTGAGCGATTACCTCAAAAGCACTCTTTAACTTTTCCTGTAGAACTCCTTAAAGCAATTCCTACAGATATCGACATCGAACAGATTAAACACGATCTTTCTATTTTAAGGATCGAAACAATACTTGCTCGCGTAAAAAATAAAAAAGTTATTAGTGTAATTAAAAATGTGATTGAATGTCACAAAAACTGGCGCGACAAGCCTGATTGGAAAAATACTGCTGATGCTGCTGCTGCTGCTGCTGCTGCTGCTGCTGCTGATGCTGATGCTTATGCTGCTGATGCTGCTGCTGCTGCTGCTGCTGATGCTGATGCTGATGCTGCTGATGCTGCTGCTGCTGCTGCTGCTGCTTATGCTGCTGCTGCTGCTTATGCTGCTGCTGCTGCTGCTGATGCTGCTGCTGCTGATGCTTATGCTGCTTATGCTGCTGATGCTTAT